GCTCACCCTTCGACAACCGCTCAGGACCAGGACCATGCGCAGAAGTGAAGACCTCTCAGGATCATCTGCCATCAGCTCTGCCAGCTATGATGATGAAACTCAAGAGCTGGGTGTCACCTTCACCAGTGGACAGACCTACACGTTCCACGGCGTGCCCCAGGACATCTATGAGGGGCTGGTCAGCGCACCGTCACCGGGCCGCTATTATCACCAGATGATCCGGGGACAGTATGCCTGATCCTGGTCGAAGGGCCACCTCACACCCCACCCCACCCCGACTCGAGGCGATCACCTCGGAGGAAGCCAAGCGGCGACTTCTTATCGAGCTGGGCCGTAACCGGCGAGTGGCCCACGAGACCCTGTTCGCACACCGCCATCCGCTCAAGACACCGCCCTTTCATCTTCTCATGATCGACGCCTTTCACGGGTCCCACCCCAAGGTGATCCTGGAGGCGTTCCGCGATGCGGCGAAGTCCACGGTGGCCGAAGAAGCGATCGTGGTCGGGGCGCTCTACAAGGAGTTTCGGAACTGCGTCCTGGTCGGTTCCAGCTTCGCGCGCGCCAAGGAGCGCCTCGCGTCCATCCGCAATGAGTTCGTTATCAACCGCTACATCAACCAGCTGTTCGGGCCGATGGAGGGGCCGACCTGGGGGGATGGCCGGATCGTCCTGGCGAACGGGGTGTGCATCACTGCGCTGGGCGCCGGCATGTCGATGCGCGGTACCAAGTACATGGATGCCCGTCCCGACTTCTGGGGGATCGACGACCTGGAGGATGAAGAGTCGGTCAAAACGCCGGAGGCGCGCGACGCTACGATGGCGTGGCTGTACCGTACCTTCTTGCCGGCGATGGCCAAGGATGCCCGTGGTCGGTTCTTAGGGAACCGGCTGGACCAGGATGCCGTGATCGTGCGGCTGTCCAAGGATCAGGCGTGGCGGCACTACCGGTTCCCGATCATGAGCCAGTCCCCCTCCCCCGAGGCCCGTCCTTGCGTCGACCGCACGGGGCTGTGGATACCGACGTGGCCGGACAAGTTCTCGATCCCGGAGATTGAGGCGAAGCAGGCGGAGTACACCCGCCTCGGGCTTCTCCATGCGTTCAATTGCGAGTATATGTGCGAGGCAGAAGACCCGGCCTCCCGGCTGTTCTCCCAGTCCCAGCTCAAGTCCACTCCTGACCGCGTGCGCAGCTGGGAGGCGGTCTACGCGGCCTGGGACCCGGCGCGCACGGCCAACCAGTCGAGCGCGATGACCGGCCGGGCCGTGTTCTCCTGGGTCAGGAACCGGCTGGTGGTCTGGGAGGGTTCCGCGCACCTGTGGCTGCCTGACGAGATCGTGGAGGATATCCTTGATACAGACGACAGGTTCTCCCCCGTGGAGCTGGGTGTCGAAGCCACTGGACTGGAAGAGTTCATCATGCAGCCTCTGCGGCACGCAGCTCTTCAACGCCGTCAGCTGCTACCTCTGCGGCGCCTTATACCCCCCCGCGGGAAAGACAGCTTTATCAAAGGACTTCAGCCGTTTTTCAAGGCTGGTGAAGTCGAGTTTGTGAACGTGTCCCAGGAGGCGATATCCCAGCTGATGGCCTTCCCGACCGGTCGCAAGGACTTTCCCAATGCGCTTGCTTATGCACTGCATATGCGGCCCGGACTGCCGGTCTATGACGGTTTCAGCCGTGACCACGTCGCCGTTGAGCACCCGCGTCTACGGTGTCCATGGTGGCTTGTGGTCAACGCGACGCCGCAGTATACGACGGCCGTTCTCCTGCAGACCGACGTCGGAGCTATCCGCGTCGCCGCTGACTGGGTTCGTGAGGGTCCGCCCGGCGACCATCTCCAGAACGTGGTGAGCGAGGCGCGGCTCCAGGTCGGGACCAGCGCCCCGCTCCGCCTTGTAGCCCCTCCCCTTCCTTCCCATCATCTGGACGTGGTCGGTCTGCGCATCGCCGCGCGCGCGGCACAGCTGCAGGTCCAGAATGGCGGCTCCCCGCTCAAGGGACGCATTGCCCTGGGCGACCTCCTGTCTCAAAGACGGAAAGATGATACCATGGTCGGCGTCGCCATGCCGGCTAGATGGACGCTGAACGGCTTCGCTGGCGGCTACGCGCTCTCCATGCAGCGGCACGGCCAGCTCAACCGGGAGCCGGTGGACAACGCCTACAAGGTCCTGATGGAGGGACTGGAGAGCTTCGTGGCCGGCATGCAGGCCGGGCAGGCGGATGAGGACGACGGTCGGCGCACGGCGGTGGCGCCAGATGGACGGGTCTACACAACGATAAGGGCGACACCTCAATGATGGACTGGTGGCGGTTGAAACTGCAGGATGGGAACTGGGCGGATGGCTTGCTGGTGCCCACGGATTCTCCGGAAGTCTTCAAGTTCACGATCACTTTTACCAGCCAAGGTCTTGAAGCTGTCAAGCAATTGGGGTTGCTGGTCAAGCCAGAGGAAAAGGTAAATGGCTAAGGTCAAACAGCCACGGTTGCGGAATGAGTGGGGCAGTGAATTCTTTGGCCGGGCGCAGACGGCAGGCCATGTGTGGTATTATGACAAAGTCCAGGATGATGGTTCTGTCCGGCGCTACCCGCTTATCCCGATGAAGGTTGAAGTTGATGGCCAAGGCCAAGAAGACGGTTCACCCGCGGACTGATGCGCTTGAGCGCGAGGATAATCCGCAGACGCCGGATCGTGACGAAGAGCTGGGGGAGCGGGAAGAACTGATTCCGGACCTCTACGACCTGTACAAGGATATCGAGAAAGGATTCGAAAATCAGAACGAGCGTGCCAATAACATCATGGACTACTGGGATGTCTATAATTGCAGGCTCGGTGGTCAGCAGTCTTACTCCGGCCGTTCCAAGATTTTCTTGCCGATTGTTCATGATGCGGTCAAGGCGCGCAAGACGCGGTTCACCAATCAGATTTTTCCCCAGGTCGGTCGCTACGTCGAAGTGACGACGGAGGATGGGACTCTTCCGCAGGCGGAGATGTCTCTGATCGACCACTACATCCGCAAGGCTAAGCTGCGGACCGTGGTGGTCCCGGCACTGTGCGTGAACGGCGACGTTGAGGGTCAGTACAACATTTATGTGGACTGGGTGGAGCGTAAGCGCAAGGTGGCGTGGCGCACCCAGAAGCCGATTCAGGTCGAGATGCAGGGCACTGAACCTGACTCGCTGGAGGACCCAGACGAGAAGATCGATGATATCCAGGAAGAAGAGATCAAGGACGCTCACCCGCATGTCGAGGTGCTGGCTGACACAGATGTCCTTATTCTTCCGGCGACCGCTGAATCAGTCGGTGATGCCTTGGCCATGGGTGGCTCCGCCACGATCCTGCGGCGCTGGTCGAAGTATAAGATCAACAAGAAGATAAAGGATGGTGAAATAATTAAGGAAGCCGGCAAGCACCTCGTGGAGGAAATGAAGAAGGAGGCAGCTGTCACGCTGCCCAACAAGCCGAAGCAGTCGGCGGATGCTGCGGGGATCAAGCTGGAGGGTGGGTCGAAGTACGCGCTGGTCTATGAGACGTGGACGGAGCAAACCATCGGTAATGAACGTCGGCTGTGCCGGGCCTACTTTGGTGGCGAGAAGTCCATCCTCTCTTTGAAGCGGAACCCATACTGGTCGGACAAGTGCCCGCTGTTTTCTGTTCCTGTTGAGAAAATCCAGGGGGCGAACAAAGGGCAGTCGCCGGTCTATTTTACAACGACGCCGCAGTATTACGCCAACGACATCATTAACCAAGCCGCTGACAGTTCGATGTATTCGATGATGCCGATCGTGATGACTGACCCAGAGAAGAACCCGCGGGTCGGGTCGATGGTCCTCTCACTCGCGGCGGTGTGGGAGGTTGATCCGCAGTCGACTCAGTTCGCCAAATTCCCTGACCTGTGGAAAGCCGGTTTTGAGATCGTGGCGTCGGTCAAGGCACAGATCATGCAGACGCTGTCTGTCAGCCCGGCGGCGATAACACAGAGCGGGCAGCAGAAGACCAAGCCGTCCCAGGCTGACACGGCGCGCGAACAGCAGGTGGACATCCTGACGACCGCCGACGCGGTGACTGTCTTGGAGGAAGGCATCCTGACACCGGTGGTCAACTTCATGATCGAGCTGGATCACCAGCACCGCGACACGCCGCTGATGATCCGGCAGTACGGCATGAAGGGCCTGCGCGCCAAGATGGAGATGGTTGACCCGATCCAGATGGACAAGCGGTTCTCGTTCCGCTGGTTCGGTGTCGAGCAGGCGCGGAACCAGCAGATGATCCAGCTGCAGATTTCGAGCATGAACGTGCTCAAGTCGATACCGCCGGATCAATATCCGGGCTACAAGGTCAACCTCGTGCCGCTGATTACGCACCTGTGCGAGAACGTATTCGGTCCGCGGCTCGCCCCCGAAATTTTCCAGGACATCAAGTCCCAGCTCTCGCTGGAGGCGCCGCTGGAGAATGAGTGGCTGGCGAAAGGGTTGAACATCGCCGTCAGCCCGATGGACGATGACCCGCAGCACATGCAGGAGCATCAGAAGTTGTTGCAAGGTGGGGACCCGTGGGGCAATGTCGGTGCGCACATGCATCTGCACATGCTGCAGATGCAGGCGAAACAGCAGGCGCAGATCATGGCGCAGGTCCAGCAGGCGATGCAGCCCGGTGGTCNNCAAGCGCTCAGGGCGGCGGNCCGCGCCCTGGTGGTCAGGCGAAGCCCCCGCGTGGCGGGCAGGGGCCGGCCGGCATGATCCCGCGTGATGCGATCGGTCCGCAGTCAGGCAGCCCGCCGGCACTCCGGCAACGAGGTATATGATATGCGACGCTATGCCGCGCTCTTTTTGTTTGCTACGCTGCTGGCACTGTGGCCGTCCACGCCGTCGCGCACGCAGGATGCCGGCACGGTGGTCCAGACCTGCGGTATTTCACCGACGCCTTATACGGGCGGTGGGCCGCGTTCCCTGACCATGGACCTGGACGGGCACTTGTGCGCAACGGCGCAGGGTGTGTTGCCGTTCACGAATGGTGGCGAGGGGCCAAGCAGTTTCAATACGTCGTCGGCGGAGCTGATCGAAGGGTTTCCGACCAGTACGTTGAACACGATCAACAACTGGCAGGCGCCGACCGCGAACGGGACTGGTGTTGCGGCAACCAACGCGGCAACGCAGACGACTTTGTCGAGTGGGACGACAACGACCAGCTGGTCAAAACTAACATCGATCAAGACATTTACTGAAGATAATCCCGGTTATATGTTTTTTCAGACGAACATTAATATACAGCCGAATCTCGGTGCGACATCTGGTGGCTGTGTATTATTCGGTTACGCGACGCTTGCGGCATCCCCGACGTGCAGTGCTCCTGGAAACTTCGCGGTCAACTGCGTCTGTTTCGAAACCACGACGGATGGCCGTTTGCTGGCTGTGGTGTACGCCACCAGTTCACGCCTCACCATCGTGGACCTCTCATTGTTGCAAGGTGCTGCGCGTGCAGTGACGCAGACCAATGGCGCTGGCCAGCCGATTGCGTTTTCGGCAGGCTGCCAGTGCGTGCCGCAAGTGATCATGCAGAATTCCGGTGCGCATCGCGCATTGATCTATTTCCGCGGTGACAATGCGATCTTTGCACTGGAAGGGCCGAACGGGGTTACGATCCCCATTGCCTATTTCGTGTCAGGCGCGGCCGGCCCGGACATCAATGCCTTGCCGGTTTCTTTCGCTGCGGCGGTCGGACCAGCGACGATTGGAACGGCTGTCACGATCCAGGTCAATCAGGTGACGGTGGCGCGCACGTCGGCGCGGCTGGGATCGTTGACGCCGGTGGTGTCGGCTGCGTCCGAATCATCGCATGTGTTCAAGACATCTCCAGGGCAGTTGATAGCTGCGTATGCGACGAATACTGGGGGCACGGCTGGGTTTTTGATGATCTATAACTCAACGACTGTGCCTGCGGATGGTGCTGTTACGCCGCTCGACTGTGTGCCTATCGGAGTAGGTGGGACCGTGAGCCTTGCTTATCAGCCCGGTGGGTTCAAGCACTATAATGTAGGCATGACGGCATCGCTCAGTTCGACCGGCTGCTTTACCAAAACGACGATCGCGGGTGTTGCGGGTTTCATCAGCGGGTCGGTTCAATAGGAGTGCACAATGCCTCGGCTAATAGGTTTAGAAATAGACCACATAAACGGAGTTCGGCACGACAACAGGATTTGTAATTTGCGGCTTGCTGATGCATGCGGTCAACGAGCTAATGCGAAGCTGAACGCAGATAACACTTCTGGATATCGCGGGGTGTACTGGAACAAGCGGCGTCAGAAGTGGCGTGCGTACATTCAGCGGCAGCATCTTGGGTATTACGCTTCTAAAGAGGAAGCGGCTGCAGCTTATGCTGTAGCTTTTGATGCACGTTTTGGTTCTAAATTTAGGAGCCCCGTCGATGGACGTTAACTTTCCAAAAAGTTTGGCGTTTGTTTTGAAAGAGGAAGGGGGGTCAGATGATGACCCGCATGATCCTGGCGGGCGAACCTCACGCGGTATTCTGCAGCGGGAATATAATGCGTTCTGCGCGCTTCACAATTCGCCTTCGGGCGATGTTTGGGACATGCCGCAGGCAACGTGCGACCAGATTTACCACGTTGGTTATTGGAACCCGTACTGCCCGGTCCTGCCGTCTGGTCTCGATCTTCTTTTCTTCGACACCGCGGTGAACGAGGGTATGCACGAGGCGATCCTCCTGCTGCAGCGGTCCCTTGGTGTCATCGTGGATGGTCACTTCGGTATCGTGACGGCGCACGCGGTGAAAACGATTGTGTTGTTGCCAGCGATACTTAACACGTTTACAGTGATGCGGAAGAATACCTACCGGCAAATGCGCCAGTTCCGGTATTTTGGAAAGGGCTGGCTAGCTCGCGCCGATGCGGCGCTGGCAGCGGCCAAGGAGCTGACATGAGTTTTCTGATGAGTCCGACGTTCATGGTCCTGCTCAACGCCGCGGGCACCGTGTTCGGTGCACTGGAGTCGAGCGGCGTGATCAACATGCTGGGCAGCAAGTGGGGTGGTGTCGCGGTGATCGTGGCGACGGCTGTCAACGGCGTGGCGCATGCGCTTTCTCCGCCGGTGGCAGGTCCGCTTGCGGCTAAGTAGCTGTGGCCTTCAGGTGACAGTTTTTCGATGAACACATGCTAGTGTGAACATCTAGCATGGAGGTTTACACATGAAGAAAGTCCTTGCAGCGCTCTGCTTGCTGACACTGAGCGTTTGTCGATGTGCGCCCGCTTTGGCGGCGGATTTGCCCCCCGGCAAGGCACCGGTCTACGTGCCGGCGTTCAGCTGGACGGGTCCCTATCTCGACGGCTATTTCCAGTACGGCGCCAACATTACCAACACGTCGTTCACCCAGGATACGGCGGTGGCCGATGTCTCGGTTGTGGCGCATGGTCCGGGTGTGGGCGGCGCGCTGGGCTATAACTGGGAACTGGGCAATGGCTTTGTCTTCGGTGTACGCGGGGACATCTTCTATGCCAACTTGTCAGGGACAGGGCAGGTCAGCGGTGCGGCGCTGAGCATCGGCAACGCGACGAACTACCTCGGCAATGTCGATGCTTTACTGGGTTTCAAGTGTTCCCCCGATGGCCGGCTGTTATGCTACGGCGTGGGTGGTTTTGCTTTCGGCGGTGCCAAGCCCAATCTGAATTTTGGCACGCTGGCCACGGCTGCAAGTGACACTTCGACGGGGTGGAATATCGGTGCGGGTCTCAAGTATCAGTTCACGCCTAACTGGGGTGTGTTCATCGAAGGCGATTACTATCAGCTTGGGGATCGGTCGCTCTCTTTGGTCAACCCCAATAACGGAGACCTGATCGCGACTTCGACGGCGAAATACCACATTATCACACAAAAGGCTGGTGTGAGTTTTAAGTTCTGAGTTCCTCCCACCTGGGGCGGCGCGAGCCGCCCCTTTTTAAGTTGTCAACATGCCAAGTCTAGACACGATCCTATCGCTTGTGACGGCTTGCCTGCTGGTGTGGGTTACGATCAAGACGCACCAGACAGGTGAGGCTGTGCAGCAAGTGCACTTGGCTGTTAACAGTCGGCTGGATCAATTGCTGAAAACGACAAAGGACTTGGCGACACAGACGGGGCACGCCCAAGCGACGGAGGAAAGGCGGCTACGCGATAATGAAAGCGACGAGCGTCTGAGCAAGACTTGACAGACACTTGTCAAGTGTTTCTTAAAGCTGTATTTTAAGCATGCATCGGTGCTGCGGCCTCATTGAAGCCGAACGAGGACTTCGACAACGAAGAAATCGATGCCTGCCTTTTCCGCAGCACCGATGTTACGATTAGCCGGCGTAACCGGCTCGGATCGACTGACGGCCGTCAAGCCGTTCACAGGAGAAACCACATGCCACCGCGGATGCCAAACGAGGACCTTGACGATGAAGAAATCGATGCCGGCACGGGCGTTGAAGGGGAAGGCGGAGATGACGATGAAGCATCCCTCGATGCCGCCGAACAAGATGGTGTCGAAGGGCAAGAAGGCGAAGGGGAAGAAGTAGACTCGGAAGAGCTGCCTGCGCGGCAGTCCTTCGACAAGCGCTCAGGACGCGGCAGCGGCCGGTTCCAGCGCCTTTCGAACGAAGTTCAGGACCTGCGGCGGCAGCTGCGCGAGCGCGGTCCTTCGACAAGCGCTCAGGAGGCGCCAGTACGGGCAGCTCCGCGGGGGCCACAGGAGGAACCGGAAGAGACGTTCCGGGCGCGGATCGCGCTGCTCGCACCGCACGAGCAGATGCTGGAGACGCAGCAGCGGTCGGAGCGGCGGTTCTCGAATATCCTGCATGCGCAGTCGTTGCAGCAGCAGGACATGCTGGACAAGGTCACGTTCGACGCCAAGGCGGCGGCGAACCCGCGCTACCAGCGCTACGCGACAGAGGTCGAAACACTGCGGGCTGAGCTGGCACAACAGGGGCAGATGGTGCCTCGGCAGGTCCTGCTGGAGGTGGTCATCGGCCGCAAGGTGCTGGCGAATGACGGCAAGGCCAAGCCCCAGCGGCAGGCAGCGCAGCGCCGGGTCGCGGCGCAGACAACGAAGCCGGCGCAGGCGCGCAGTGACGTAGCCGGCAATCGCCGGCAGGTGGACGATCGGACAGCGCGCGCGAAGCGGCTGGAGGGACTACAGATTTGAGGCTACGGCTCCTAGGGTTCACCACCGCGGCCTCATTGAAGCCAGAACGCCAAAGAGCTGCTCGGTCTGCAGATCGCAGCATTTCCGCGGTGGTGAACCCTAGGAGCTAAAAGACGATGGCAACAAACGTTGCAGGTTCATTCGCGGCCGACATTGAGGGCTACTTGGCCGACGAAACGCTTCCGCTGGCCCGCCGGCAGCTCGTGGTCTACCAGTTCGGTGACCCACTCACGTTGCCGAAAGGCCGCGGCACGGCCTACACGGCGACCCGCTACAACCGCGTCCCGCTCCCCAATGCTCCCCTCGCCGAAGGCGTCCCGCCGATCGGCCAGAACATGACCATCTCTCAGGTCGCTGCCACTGCGCAGCAATGGGGCGACAAGATCACGATCACGGACGTCGGCGAGTTGACGATCAAGCACCCCCTGTTTCAAAAAGCGAAAGAATTGTTGGGCCTGCAGATCGCAGAGACCCTGGAACGCAACACCTTCAACAACCTCCTGGCCGGCGCGCAGGTCAACTATGTGAACGCGCGCGGGTCCCGCGGCGCCCTGGTGGCCGGTGACGTGCTCAACCCGCATGAGGTGACTCGAGCAACGGCGATCCTGGAGACGCTCGGTGCGCCGCGGTTCGACGGCGACGAGATGACCGATACCAAGCTGGAGGCTGACGCTGGTGGCGCCAAGGCGTCCAGCAATCCGCGGTCGATGCCCCATTACAGCGCCGTGCTGCACACCCTGGTGGTGGCGGACATGCGCGAGAACCCAACCATTAACCAAGCCTGGACCTTCTCGGACATCAACCGGCTCTACAATTACGAGCTGGGCGAGTGGGGCGGCATCCGGTTCTGCCGGTCGAATCTCGTGCCGACCTTCACCGGCGTGACGGGGATCACGGCGACGACCGCGGGCGGCGGCGCGCTGCCAGCGGGCACCTACGCCACCCAGGTGACGGCCCAGGACACCCAGAACCAGTATGAGAGCCGCATCTACGGCGTCGTGACAGGCCTCGTGGTCGGCGCCAACGGTGTGATTCAGGTCGCGCTGCCGGCGCTTGCGGGCTTCACTTTCACCGTCTATGTCAGCGTGGCCGGCGTGACCACCCCGGTGAACCTCGGGGTGTCGGCGCAGGGGCCTGTCCAGGGGCCGTTTGCCGGGCAGTCCACCCAGATGGCACCCAACCAGACCATCACGATCACGGCTCTGGGTGTGGCCCAGGTGCCGCCGGCCGCGCCGGCCAACGGCATCACGGTCTACCCGGCCTTCATCTTCGGCCGTGGGGCCTACGGGCAGATCATGCTGTCCGATGTCCAGTTCACTTACCTGAAGGATGCTGACAAGTCCGATCCGCTCAACCAGCTGCGGGTGATCGGTTGGAAGTGCTTTTACGGCACGCTGATCGAGAACCAGCAGTTTTTCATGCGGATCGAGTCGACCAGCGCGTTCAGCGTCACCTTCGGCTAAGGCCTTCAAGAACAGGAGCGAAAAAATATGCCCTACCGATTGAGGGTTGTAGCGGCGATCGACTGGGTGGCGCCGGGTACTGGGCCGATGGAGGCGCTGAATGCACCGATGCTGCCCGGCGGCGGATCAAGCGGCCAGACCTTGGCGGCGTTGTCCAAGACCGGCGGGTACGTCATTGTCGGAACCGGCACGGCCGGCGCGCTGGCGGCGGCCGATGTTACGAACCTGACAAACGCCATGGCTGCGGACATCGCGGCTAACCTCAACGCCAACATCGCCATCCCGCAGGGGTGGGTGTCGGGGCAGCCGTAATGGCGCGCGGCCTTATTGGCACGCCGGCGGCCAACACGCTGAATGCGTGTCTCATGCCGGGATCGTACCAGCCGCTCGGTGGCGGTGCTGCGATCAGCAACACGCAGACTGACGCCGATATCGCCTTCATGAATCAGGCGATTCGGGACGATCAGCTGGCTGATCTAGGCCCGGCCGGCGTTGTGTCGCCCTATCCGACAGGGATGCAAGGCTGGTCGCGGCAGGGGCAGCTCTACATTCCCAACCGCGGCTGGCTGAAGGTCTTGCCGGGCGACGTGATCGCGATCGACACGGTGGGGTGGCCGATCCTGATTTCGGCCAAGTCGGCGGGCACCGGCGCCAGCTGGACCAATACTGCGACGTGAGGACCTGATGACCATTCTCGACAACGGCAAGCCGGATCACCGTACTCCCAGGTTTCAGAAGCAGACCGATGATCCGGCCGGCTTCACGACGTTGACGGCGCAAGAGCGCGAGAAAATTCGGGAGCAGGCCCGGCTCACGGTCCTGAAGGAGCTGCAGGAGCGCGAGGAAAAGTCGCTGCTGGACATTTTCCTGAAAGAAGAGCGCCAGAAGCTGATTCCAGAAGAGCAGTTGATGCCGATCTGGCTGAACCTCGCCATGCACCAACCGCACATCCGGCTCGACGACAAGCTGTATCTGAACGAGGTGATGTACGACGTGACCGCCAGCGTGTTCGCCGTGCTCGCGGAGCAGATGGCGCGCGGCTGGGCGCACGAGGAAGAGACGGAAGTGCGCGATGCGCGCACGCGTCGGCGGGCGCAACCACCGCCGCTCTCAATCGTCAACTACGGAAATAATCGCCAGCCCCGCGGCCTCAAGACAGCGTCCTGGGGAGTCGACAGTGCCCTTGCTGAGCAGCGCGCTGTGGTGGTGCCACGATAACAGAAGGAGTGTGGGTATGAAGATCAAGGGACTCAAGGTTACGATACTGACAGAGGCGGATCGGTCCGATCCGTTAAACCACCTTGTCGTGGCGGGGGCGCGGGCGACGGTGGATGGCGTGGAGTGTGCCTGGAAAGGCATGGCGATCAATGCTGACGTGGGACAGGGCGTAGCAATTGAACAGGCCGTGGGGTACCTGATCAAGCAGATGCTGACCAAGCCGAAGAATGCCGTTGTCATTGGGCAGGTGCCGCCGCCGGTCAGCGTGGAGTTTACCGTGCCTGACGTGCTGATTGAAGAGTATGAGCTGGACCGATGAGCGGGCACACTGAAGTCATTCCGGCGGCCCTCGGCATTAGCTACAAGACGACACTGGACAAGGAGGGCCGGCGCGAGATCGTGATGCAAGGGCATCTTCCGATTGACGCGCCGCTAACTACGATCAACGAAGTCCTGGACCGCATTGCCAAGGCGGTGGACCGGCAGGCCGCGGTCTATGAGCTGGAGCAGGCGAACGTGCAGCGGGACCAGATGGTCGATCGGCTACACGAGATGGAGGCACAGGTCGCCAATACGCACGAATTGTCCAAGGCGCGTTGGGATGCTGAGAACCGTAAAGGCGAGTGGTCGGAAGAGAAGTTGTCGGCGCCGGAGCGGAATGCGCTCAGTGGGATCAGCAGTTCGCGGATCAAGTATCGGGAAGGTATCGAACAAGCACAGGCGACGATCGACCGCTTGGAGAGGGTGATAGCTGCGGCTGTGGAGAGCTGAGACCGCGGAAAGGATCAGCACAGATCGTGATGCTAGCATGCCAACGGGCGCTTCAATGAGGCCGCGGTCTCAGTGACGCTTATATAGGAGCAGATGATGCCTTTGACAAGCGCTCAAATCGTAACGTTGGCTTGTCAAAGGGCTAAAGCCTCCGGCATGATCGCACAAGCGGGACAGGAACTGAACACTATTCTGAATGAGCTATGCCGCACCTACGACATCGCGGAAGCGCGCAAGACGTTCACTTTCAACTTCAACATTTCACAGTCAGGCGGGACCAACATCGGCACAGGTCCCTACCTGTTGCCGGTTGACTATCTGCGCGCGCAGCAGGGCAAGAGTTTCTACATTTACAACGGGCAGCCGTACTTCATGATTCGCTGTGAAGAGTGGGAGTATGACGCGCTGATCCAGCAGCCTGGGTTTCAGGACTTCCCGCGCGATTTCTATGTGGACACGTCGGTCAGCCCGCCCTTCATGAAGGTATGGCCGCCGCCGTCGATCAGCGTGCCGGTGACGCATCGTTACTTCAGCGTGATGCCTGACATCGCTACACCCGAAACCAGCGCCGTCATTCCCTGGTTTCCGTACCAGAAGTACCTGATCACGCGTCTGTCCGGCGAGATGATGCAGATCACGGACGACGATCGGGCCAATTTCTTCCTGACAGATGATGAGAAGATCAATGCGCAGGGCGCAGGTGTTTTGATTCGCCGGTATCTCGCCATGAAGGATGATCCGGAAGGCCGGGCCAAGACAGTGGAGCTGGACAAGCGACGGTTTGGTGCTTCTGACTGGCAGAGACTTCCGAACACGAAGCTGCAAGGGTGGTGAGATGAAAAAATATCTGCTCGCATTGGCGATCTTGTTGGCTTTTGCTGAACATCCTGGTGTTGCGCAGAACACCAAGGCGACGATGACGACGGAGGTCAACACCAACCTCCCCGACAACACGACGGGCTTGATTACGCCAGCGATCACGCGCACGACGCTGAACGACATTGTCACGGCGTACCAGCAGGCAACGAAGACACGAGATATTGGCGGTTCGTCCGACACGATCGTGGTCGGCGATTATGGCAACCTGCTGACCTACAATAACGCCGGTGCTGTGGCTGTTGCGATCGCCCAGGCGACCGGCAACTTTGCGACCTTCAACACCTTCGTCAAGAACATCGGCGCAGGTCTCGTTACGATCACGCCGACTGTATCGACGATCAACGGTGCAGGGACGTTTTCACTGGCGCAGAACCAGACGGCTTGGATCATATCGGACGGTACGAATTACAGGGTCTACGGGTTTCAGAGCGACATTTCGCAGACGGCATGGACGGCTTTCACTCTTTCTCCGGTTTGTGGGACAGCGACTTTTACAGTCAACTCGGCGCGCTTCAAGCAGACGGGCAAGACTGTTTTCTGGGAATTCGATGTTACGACAACGGCGATAGGATCATGTGTTACCACATACACCGTAAATCTTCCCGTTACGTCGAATTCCTCGGCTGTGTCGGCCGCGCGAGAACAGGCGACGGGCGGCGGTGTTCTTGGCGCGGCGCAGATCGTTGGCTCAAGTGCGACGGCCGACGTGCGAAAGTCGGCGAATGCGGTTTTTCTCGTCAATGAGCGTTGGCTTTCCAGCGGGGTTTATGAGTCTCAGTAATGGCCCTTCGCAATGCAACGCCGCTCAAGTTCTCTCCCGCCAGTGTGTCTGACACGATCGACGGGACGAACGTATTTGCGGGTGCATGCGCCAATCTGGCGAACCTGATTCCCGATCCATCGACACGCAATCTCTGGCAAGGGCGCCCGGCGTCAACCAAGCTTGTTGACTTCAATGTCGGCAGTGGTCCGTTTAGCTCAGGGTTCAGTTCTGGTTTCCAGCAGGGATTCAGCCCTTTTAATTCTGCTTTTATTTCAGTGATGGATATTTTTGGCGACGTTGCTTATGGGATGATCGCAACGTCACAGTTTGCCGGGCACGACGTCCCATTTGCTTTCAACCTGACGACCAAGTCGTTCAATGCCATAACCGGCGCGACATTAGCGAATACGCCGGCCAGTCCTGCAACGTCGGGGGCGTGGACACCGCCGTCCATGGACTTGATCGGGACCAAGATCATCATAACCCATCCTGGTTTCAATTTTGGCGGCGGGTTTGTTTTCGGCGTCATCGACATTTCAAATGTAGCTGCACCGACATGGACGTCGCAGAACACGACCACCAATGCACTGCCAGCGCTCCCGGTATGGGTAAAGAACTTCAATGGTCGTGCGTACTTCCTGGTCAATTTCCCTGGTGATTCGACCAAGAACGGCGCTTGGTATTCTGACGTTCTCGTTCCGACAACGATTACCAATGCCAGCCAGATCATCACGTTTGAAGATACCCAGCCTTTGACCTGTGCGGCCGGTCTCGGGCTTTACAACCAGCAGGGCGGTATCGTGCAAGCCCTGATCGTATTCAAGAACACAGCACAGATTTATCAGGTTACAGGTGACGCAGCGAGTCCAGGCGGCAGCAATCTTGCACGCAATTCAATGAACGTCGCGACTGGAACCAACTCGCCGCTCTCTGTGACGACGACGCCAAAGGGTTTGGCTTTTCTTGCGCCTGACGGCCTGCGCCTGATCGACTTCACTGCCAAGATATCCGATCCGATCGGCGTGGACGGCGAAGGCGTCAACACGCCGTTCATTTACAGCGTCGTGCCATCGCGTGTGCAAGCGGCCTGTAATCAGAACGTGCTGCGTGTCAGCGTGCAAAACGGCAATGCCTCGGGAGCGCCGCAGCAGGAATACTGGTATGACATCAGCCGGCACAAGTGGAGTGGTCCGCACACCTTCCCGGCGTCGATGATTTCAGCCTACAAGAACACGTTCATCATGGCGCCGGTTGGTGTGCTTGCTTCGCTGTGGCAGAGCGACGTTGTGCAGTCTTCGACCAGTACGTTCGTTGAGAACGGCACACAGATGACGTTCAACTGGGCATCTTGCATGCTGCCTGACACGGAGCAGATGGCTGAGTATGCCATGAGCGAGACGACGTTGAACATGGCCTTGATCGGGGGGCAGTCGGTGGTCAGTGTTCAGGCGCTGGACCAGAACAGCGCGGTTCTTGGGCAAGTGTTTGTCCAGCCACTGGGGACACTGCCATTGTGGGGGCAGTTCAATTGGGGGCAGGGTCTTTGGGGCGGTGTGCAATCGGCTCTCTTTCCACGCCCACTGGACTGGGTGAAGCCTATCGAGTTCAGGCGCTTGCAGATACAGGCCACAGGCAATCTGATCCTTGGTTTCAAGATTGGTGATTTATTCCTGCGCTACCAGAAAACTGGATATATGACCGTGAGGGCTGTCGCGTGAAGAAAATCCTGGCTCTATTTTTGCTCTTACTAGCCACCCCGGCGCATGCGCTGTGCACGCCCGGCGCGCTGCCGTTCATCCTGCTGAACAACACAGTTGCTGATGCCACGCAGGTGATGGCGGATTTCAATGCCATTGTGAACGGCATGCAGACGACGTGTGCTGCATCAGGGGCGAACAATGACATTACGTCGTTGGGTGCGCTCTCGACGCCGTTAACGCCGACGCAGGGCGGTACGTTTGCTTTTCTGGGATCGACGTCCACCGGATCGGCCAACGCACAGCTCGTTACGGTCACGACACCGGCTACAGGGTTCTCACTGACCTTGGGCTACAAGGTCAGTTTTACCGTTGGTGTATCCAACACGCAGGCAATGACGCTGAACATTAGCGGGACAGGGGCACTGAACGTTCAGCGGCACACGACCCAGGGACTTCACAGTTTTGTCGGTGGGGAATTTGTTTCTGGTTTTCGTGTAACCGTCGAGTACAACGGTACGTTCTGGGAACTTGTGGATAACAGGCCCGTTCCAATCGGAAGCGCACTCGATTTTCCTCTTGGCGGTTGTCCCGCAGGCACCGTAGCTGCTACGTCGCAGGCCATTTCGCGCTCGACATGGACGGCTCTGTTTGCCCTGATCGGAACGAACTACGGAGCTGGTGACGGCTCGACAACGTTCAACGTCCCTGATTATCGTGGCCGGGCTTTGTACGGGCAGGATGTCAACGTTGGTGGTCTGGCCAATCGTATTACAGGCGCAGGCGGTAACTTTGATGGTACGGTCGTCAGTGCAGCCGGTGGTTCGCAGAACTCGAATGGCGTGGGTTCCCATAATCACGGCATTACGGACCCAGGGCATATCCACACCGAACAGACGACCAAT